TGCCAGATCAGCTTGAAAACTACACTAGTTTCTGGCACTCTTGATGCTGTAAGTGCAGCTGGTCGGAGAGAAGAGCTAGCTTATCAGATGTCTAAACGTGCTGCTGAGTTAAAGCGCGATATGGAAACTTCTCTGGTAGGTGAGAATAGTGGTAAAACTGCTATGGCCGCTGATAGTACTGTGCGTAAATTTGGAAGTCTCCCCGCGTGGGTTTCTACCAATGTAAGCCAGACTGGTTCAGGTGCTGGCGCAGGCGCTGGGCGTACCGATGGTTCTACGCGAGCCTTTACCGAAACTCTACTGAAGGCTGTAATCCTACTTTGTTATCAGGCGGGTGCGAATACTAAGTACCTGATGATGAAGCCAAGCCAGAAGTCTACGTTCTCTAGCTTTGTAGGCGTAGGCGGAGCAAGTGGTGTTTCCAACTACACCGATACTGCTGATGGTCGTATTATCGGTGGTATGGACATTTACGTGTCCGACTTTGGTGAAATGGCTGTAGTTCCTAACCGTTTCCAACGGGCTAGGGATGTATGGCTTATTGATCCTGAGTATTACAAACTCGCTTACTTGCGTCCGTTCACGCAGAGGGAAGTCGCTAGTACTTCTGACGGCGAACAACGTGCTATCATCGTTGAATACACCTTACAGGTGGATAACGAGTTAGCGCTAGGCGCAGTCTACGATCTAGCCTAGATCGCGTTAAATCAATCGGGAGGGGTCTAAGCAGGCTCCTCCCACATTGAGAGGATGGAATAGTGAAAAACCCCATCAAGAGATCGTTCAGTTACGACCATACTGACGATAAGGGTGTAATCCACTCTGTTCAAGATGTAGAACCCCTCTTGGATTTGAATAAGAAGGAAGCCACTGGTGATTCCATATATGGTACAGGAGAGGGGCCGCTGGGTATGCGTAAGGTAGCCAGTATTCCTCTTGTCATTATCGAAAAGTGGAAGGCTGAACTAGGCGTGGATGCGATGAACAAAGATCACATGCCTAAAGTTAAACAACTCTTAAACGATCCAGAGTATCGCTTCTTGCGAACTGGTGGAGGCACTATCTAATGGCTCTATCCACGTTTTCAGATTTGAAAACAAGTGTGGCAAACTACTTGAATCGCACTGATTTAACAACTGTCATACCAGACTTCATAACCCTGACTGAAAACAGGTTAAACCGTGACTTGAGAGTTCGCACTAATTTAGCGCGAGCTGAGACTACCACCACAGCCAGCACTGCTTTCTATAACTTACCAACTGATTTGATAGAGCTTAGAAACATAACTTATGATACGACTCTCCAGAGCTATGCGCTAGAGTATCTATCACCAGAATCTATAAGTAGGGAGTACGGAGCTTATACAAGTGGGATGCCTAGAGCTTATACTAATTTAGGAAAGAATATCAAGCTTAGCCCGACTCCTGACGCTGCTTATACAATAAACATAAATTACTTTCAGAAGTTGGTTGCTCTGTCCGATTCCAACACAACTAATAATATCTTGACAGAGTTTCCCGAACTATATTTATTCTCCTCTTGCTTGGAGGGAGCAGTATATCTAAATGATACAGAGCAAACGCAGCGCTTTGCAGCTCTCTACCAAAAAGTCGTGGATTCTGTGCGGCTGAACGAGGAGAAAGCTCGCTATAGCGGAACTGTTATGACAACCACTGTTCAAGGTGATCCCGGCAGTATGGTTCGTAGAGGAGCTTACGGCTAATGCCTGCGACAAACTGGGTACTTGACGAGTTTGATCTGGTACAAGAAAGTGGTGGAAATATATTGCATGAAGATGGTGATTACATCTGCTTACAGGAATTTGATTCCACCGTTTTCACAGAAATTACAGCGGTTGGTTCAGGATAACTAAATGCCAACAGAACTAGTAGATATTAACGGAGTACAGACGGGTTTCTCGTACAACAGGGATTTGTCTCCGTATGATATGCCGCCTACCTTTTTTAACGAAGTAACTAACGCCAGATTTGTAGATAAGAAGGCTGGTACCATCACCGGACATTCTCAGGTACTAGGTACTCCTACTGTTGCTCCGTATTGGGCTATAGAGTGGGTAAAGGCTGGTACATCGTTATGGATATACGGTGGCTTAACAGCGCTTCATAAGATTACAGGTACAACCCACGCAGATGTGACACGCGCCAGCGGTGCATATACTACTATTGCCAGCACCGAAAATAACTGGCAAGGTGCTATATTAGGCGGTGTACTGGTTGTAAATAACGGTATAGATCTTCCGCAGAGTTTTCTCCAAACAGGTTCGCTCTTCACAGACTTACCTAACTGGCCTTCTACTTTGATCTGCAAAACAATCGTACCCTTTAAAAATCATCTTGTAGCTTTGAATTTAACTGATAGTTCTAGCGGATCAGACGTAGAAAAGCCTTATACACTACGGTGGAGCGATGCTATACCGGAGGGAGCTGCTACGAATGGGTCTAATACTTGGGTAACCAGTAGTACAGCTTCAGAAGCAGCAGACGCAACTCTAGGTGGTACCAAGGGTCATATTCTAAACGCTTTACAGCTGGGTAACGAACTTATCGTCTATAAAGAGGATAGTGTATATAGCTTAAACTATGTCGGAGGTGCTTTCACCTTTAATATTCGAGAGAAGTTCAAGGACGCTGGGTTGTTTGCCAGAGATGCGGTAATTGACTTAGGAGATGGCAGACATGTTATGATGAGTACCAATGACGTGGTGGCTCATAACGGAGTAAAGCTAGAGAGCATAATCGATGATCAGATGAGGACATTCCTGTTCTCGCAGATTGACACTACTTATTACTATAGGACATTTCTGGCTCATAACAAGATAGAGAACGAAGTATGGATATGCTACCCGAAGACGGGGGCTACTAATGGGTTTCCTGATAGAGCGCTTATCTGGAACTATAGGGATAATACATGGACGCTGAGGGAGCTTCCTAATTGTCAATTTATTGCAAAAGGGTTAGTCAACCCAGCATTGGCAAATACTTGGACTGCCTCGACCAATACTTGGAATAACTCGACACTAAACTGGGCGCAGCAGGAATATAACCCCGCTATTGACTCCTTACTTATATGCGGCACCAACGATACAAAGTTATATCTGGCTGATTCAGGAACCACATTCGACGGTACCAGCTTTACAACTACCTTAGAACGCACCGGGCTACACGCTGGTCAGACTAATATGGTTAAATCTGTCATAGGAATGTACCCCAGAATTGAGGGTACGGGGACGGTGGAGATAAGCGTAGGGGGAGAAAACGAACCGTTTTCAGGAGTTACTTACAGTGGCCCCTTCACCTACACCATAGGTACAGATCATAAGGTGGATTGTAGAGTGAGAGGGCGGTACATAGCTGTCAAGTTTGAAACAGATACAGACACTACGTTCAAACTTTCTGGGTATACCCTAGAAGCAGAAGCTGTATCTACCAGATGAGCAGAGAATATCTACGTTTTGATCCTGCGATAGTACCTACCAATGCGGAGGAATTACCAACTTATCTCTCTAATACTCTGTTGGAAATCAGAGCAGCGTTAGAAGTCGTGCGAAACGGGCATCTGGATGTCGTATATGCAGAACCAGACAAGCCCTATCAAGGAGACATTAGATATGCTGATGGGACAAGCTGGAACCCTGAATCAGGAGGAGAAGGAATATACTTTTACAACGCCGCTGGAACATGGACTAAGCTGTAAGCAAGTAAATTCCAGCCATGCTAACTTTAAGAAAATAGTAGCTCAATGCTGGGACTATATAGATTCTGGAGTTTCCAGAGGCGGTAGTAAGGAGTTTATAAGTACAGAGTATATTGTTCAGAAGGTTTTAAGCGGTGATTCTGATTTGTGGGTATCTGTAGACGCGGAGGGTAATACGGTAGGGTGTTTTGTAATAGGGGCAGCGCCTTACCCGGAGAAGACGGGAATATTTGCCGAAACTATAGGCGGTAAATTCGATTTTAAGTATATGACACCTGTAGTGGAAAAGTTCTACAAGAAGTGTGGGTACGAGTTTTTCGAGATGACAGGGCGCAAAGGCTGGGAGCGGGTGATGAAACCGCTAGGGTATGAATTTATGAACATTACGATGTATAAGAGGTTTTCAGATGAGTAGCTTTTTCAGACCTAAAACTACCATAGTATCAGCTCCTGCCACGGCAGCTGGATCTTCGGAGGTAAAACCTTACGCTCCGTTGGAACAATTTGTTCAGAATCTTGCTCCTCGTGTAACAGCTGAATACGGTCAAGATCCCCGGTTGTTCACTGGCAGCTTGGTACCCACAGACGCTGCTCAGACTCTTCAGGCCAGAGCGGGGATCGAATCGCTGGCAGCACCCGGAGGTCTTTTCGGAGAGCTGGGTACAAACTTACAAAGCCTGTATCAAAACAGGTTAGGCACAGCTCTGGGTGACCCCTCCTTAGATCCTATTTTTCAGGCGCAGACCGGAACCATATCGGATCAGGCGCGACTGCTGACAGAGGGAGATAAACTTACGGCGCAGCAACAGGCAATAAGCGCTGGTCAGTTCGGAATGGGGGATACAGCTTTGGCAGAGTTTGAAGAGCTGCAACGCCAGAAGCGCGAAGAAACCACGCAGAGACAGCTGTCAACAGCTCTGGCTCAAGCCGAAGCTAGACGAGTTGGAGCAGCCGGAGAAATTTCTGGTCTGACCAGCGGTGTGGCTGGAGCAGCCATTTCCCCAGCTCTGATGCAAGCTCAGATAGGTGGTGATATAGAAGCTAGACAGGCTGCTCAACTGGCAGACGCAGCCAGACTGACGCAGCAAGAGCAGGAAGCTCGTAGATTGCAGCTGATAACAGAGGCAAATCTGATAAGCGGTTTGGCGGGTCTAGGTTCGCAAACGGCATATCAAGGTACTTCTACAACTGGTCAGGCTTTTGCAGCTCCTAGCCCGTTTGCTCAGTATGCTAGCGCAGCCGGTACTCTTCTCAGACCGGCTGTAGGATAATCTAATGGCTACTCCTATGCGAGGGTTACTTAGCAATGCTACTCAGGATAACTCTATATTTGGGGGATTGCTAAGAATGTTGCAGGGAGAGGGGCAGGGGCAAGACGGGTCTTTTAAACTAGATCCCGGCGTTGAACCTTGGCAAAAACCTCTGAATTTTCCTTATGTAGAGCAAGTTCCTCAACGTCCTATAGGCTCACTGCCTTTAGATTTCGGACCAAGATATGCGAAAGAGAAAAGTGCGGAAATCGACTTGGATCTGGAGAAAACTGGACAAATGTTTACGGATTTAGCCAAGATAGGCGATCCGGGGTCAGATTTGTACAAAGATGTTCCCAAACCTATTGCTGAAGGAAAACCTTTCATGCCTTCTGCTACAGCTCCTCGCGGTGGCAAACAGGTCCAGATGGAACCCGGATCTACGGGATTTCTTATGACAGCTGAACAACTTAGAGATGAAGAGTGGAAGAGAATACAGGCTTTCATACAGAACTCGCTAAGTTTGCTCAGAAAAACTCCCAAGCGGCTGACGGCGCAAAGCCTGTTTGGCGACACCAATATTGGTTAGGATTAAACAATGGCTTCGCAGAACATAAACAGACCAGAGAACGTCTTCACCATGATTGAAGATTGGATGCTCAATAAAACAGGTACGCCTAGCGAAGCGAAGCAAACCGCTGCATATATAGAACGACTTCTCAGAGAGCAGGAAGCCGAAAAAGCACGAAGAGCACCTCCTACTACTACTGATACTCCAACTTCCCTCTTCGGTGGTGGTGATGAACCGGCGCATTGGACTACTCGTCGACAAGGACTAAGTGACTTTTTTGACCGTAGTGCCAGAAGTGCTGTTGAAGGTGGACAAGGACTAAGTGACTTTTTTGATCGTAGAGGCAGAAGTGCTGTTGAAGGTAGAGATAAAGCCCTTGCTTCTCAAGATTTCTTAAATTGGGCAGAACGAAAAGCAGATCAAGCACGTTTAATAGGTGCTACTCCTGAAGTTAGAGGAGGTGTAGTAGCAGGAAAAGCGATTGGTAGAAGCTTAGATCCTAGACCAAGTCCAGAGGAAACTGAAGTTCTTGACCTTCTAAAGAGTTATATAGGAATCTCTCCTGAGAAGAGTGCAAAACGTGAAGCGATTTATAACAGTATTCTAGATTTACCGTCAGAGACTAAAGATCTTATTTTAGATGGCTTAGAGAATATCAGCGATAGTGCTCAAAGAGGAAAGAGAAATTTACAAGGAAATCTAGTATCTACTTTAGAAAGTGGAAAAGCTACTTTAGAAAGTGGAAAAGCTATTGCTGAAGATCTTATAGATAAGCTGGCGGCGTTGCCTATCCCGAAAGAAATAATTAACATGATAGAGAACGCTCCTGAAAGAGCTTCTGAAGCTGTTGAAAGTCTTAAGCGAGGACGGGATAGTGCAGCGGAAAAGCTATCATCTACTATTGATTTTATAGCGGAGGAGGTACCGGGGGCTGCGGGTGCTGCTAGAGCTACCTATGATAGGATGAATATGTCTCCCGAAGAACGCATGGCGGCGAATCGAAAACTAATGGAGCAACGTCGCGCACTAAATACTCAAGCTGTAGAAACAGGTCAGTTTCCTAGAAGTGGGTCAGATGCAGCTGCTACTCTCAATCAACTTAGCGGTAAGATGCCGGGACAAGATATACAAAATTGGATAGGGAACTACCTTAAAAATAAAGCTTATCCTGCGCTCACCGAAGAGGGAGCTAGAGCTAGAGCAGATGGAGCTGGAAGCGCTGTTGTTGCAGAAAACCAAGCGAGAAACGCAGAAAGCTTAAATAAGTCTATAAATCTAAGACAATCTGTAACCGACGGTTTACGAGCTGGTATGACCGTAGGCAATTTACGAGACGAGAAGCAATATCGCGGCGTGATGGACGCTGTAATCGGAGAGCAGATGTCGGATAAAGTTAGAAAGAAAATAAGGTGGGATTCACCTGTCTGGCAATCGCCTAGTACGGGGTTTATAGGACTACTCCAAAACATGATGACCAATCCGATGGCATCAGCTCCGGGTGTTTCAGGCTGGGGTCAGATAGGTTACGCAGGTGATGCTCAACGCACAAGAGCTGCTGCCGGTGCACTTGCTGCTTCAGAAGCTCGCTCTAAAGCAATGACCGCTGAAGCTGCTCTTCGCACTGCTCAGAAACCACCAAAACTACCGGAACACGCAGATGAACACCTGACCAGATATGCAAGACAAGGTGACATACTAGATGTCCTTCAGGATTTCAAAGACTTATTGTCAGACACGCGAATCGGTGGCGGCGTAGCAGGGTCACGAGACTTTTTACATAAAGCTTCAAGGATAACAGGATTAGATATAGGATCTACAGGTAAAGAGAGAGCGCAAGCTTACGTTCAGCATCTAGCATTTGCATGGAAAGAATTATACGGAGCGCAAGTTAACAAACAAGAATTTGCAAGAATAGATCAGTTTATAAAAGATTATAAAGGATGGGGAGAGCAAGTATTTAGCGCTGATACCGATACCTTGAACAGAATTAATCTGCTTATGCAAAAGGTCGTAAAAGAACGCCGTTCTGGTGCTGCTATCTTAACAGCACAAGGTTTTGAACCTAACTTAAGAATGTTGCAACAATCAGAGAGCTGGGGAGAAGGAGATACCCAAACTGGGGCAGGTAGAGCTTCACAAGCAGGTGATCTGATTAGCGGTAGAAGCGATGGCTGAATATACTCTATACGATGGTACTAGACTGACCAACATACCTGACGGACTTACCGATGGAGAAGCTGTCAATTTGGTATCTCAGCTGTTCCCCGGTAAAGCAGCTCAGAGAGGAATATCCTATGATATAGAGCGCGAGTTTGACATCCGCAGCGGTGTTCCTTCTCTTCAAGCTAGGTTTGGCAATGCTCTGACTCACGGTAATCCTAAAGAAGTAGCCTTGGAGTTTAACAACATTTTTGGCAAGGGGAACTGGGGAGTTACCGAAAGCGGCTCTCCTTGGGTTCACCCGCAAGGCTTGATCAAGGCGGGAATACAGCCCAAGGATGACCGCAAGGTTTTTCTAGACGGTGTAGGAACAGATCTGTATGACTTGGTAGACATAGTTCCTGAAAGTCTCTACGTAGCTGCTGCTACGGCTGCTGATTTGGCAAGTTTTCTCCTCCCTCAAGGCAGAGTAGCGCGAGGAATATTTGGCGCACTAACTTCCAGAGCGCTAAGCCCCGGTCTTGTAGCCAGAAATCTCAGAGCAGGGGCTGGAGTAGCTGCTGCAAGCATGGGTCTAGAAGGTGTCCAACAACTACGAAATACCAATACCGACAGCATACAGAAGATAATGACCACGGCTGGCATAGAGGGCGGTGCAATGACTGCCATCGGAATGGCTTTGGGACTACCTTTTTCTATGATTGGTAAGATGACCGGCGGGATGGCGGATGCAGCCAGAAAAGCTGGTACAGCAGTGACCATGAAAGAAGGTCAGCCTCTCACCGGACAAATCGTAGCTGGTCGTGTAGATGCTCTTAGAGATATGCTGTCAGCAAGAGGCGTTTCTGAAGCTGAGCTGACTCAGATTATGCCCATAGCAACTTTGAAAGAAAGGTTGGGTGATACGCCAACAGGAATAGGGCAAACTGCTGCTTCCTTTGCCATCAAACTGGAAGGACGAGGCATTAAGGAAAAAGAAGCAACGTATGTTAACAAAACTGCACGATTTGTCACATGGATGGATCAATATCTAAGGGGCGCGGAGAGAGCCGGTACACCTCCCGAAGTAGCTTATAGAGAGTTATTGAAAACTTTGACAACCGCTGAGAAGAACCAGCTGAAGAAAGCTGCTGCTAATATAGATGATGTCTACACAGCTTTAGGTGTCACCGAAGGAGAAATAGGAGTTAGCCAGCTTACCCAGCTTATAAGCGACAATGTAGCCAGACAGCAGAAGCACGGGATAAAAGTGTTCAGAGAGGGTACAGAGTATTACGCCAATCCTGTTCTGGATGCTGCCAACCTGAACATAGCTCTGCCCAACGAACAGATGTCAGTACTGGTGTCAAACCTGTCTCGCAGTTTAGGAGTGCAGGTAAATCAGGTTATCCCGATCTTGTCTCAACTGGCAGGATCTAACACAGTAGCCAAGGACGCAGTAGCCAGAATTGGCAGAAGCATTAAGATAGAAGAGCGGAACGGTATTCTATCGGTCAGAGCGCGTAAAGCCAGAGAAGCTCCAGACGAGGTAGTAGGAGAAACTTTGGCAGCTACGATCAAAGCTTCTCAGGCTAACGCCGTGGTCAGAAACTATTTTCAGAAGGACGCTAAGCAGCTTCTTAAGACTTTTGAAAAAGAAGGAATAGAAGCTCCGGCAGGGTTACGAGTAGGGTTGAGCGATCCTCAAGCAGCTACCATATCCATGTTGAAAGAGGCGGCTGAAGCAGACTTGATGGCGACGCGAGCACGTTTGAACTTTACGGGAACTACCGGCGCTGGTGAAACCAAGATCATAATAGGAGGAGCAGAGGCTGCTCCAACTGCTGCCGAACGCTCAACAGAGAGGGCGCGTAACATTGTAAGATCAGCTGAATATAGGTGGGAAAACTTATTAAGAGATGCGGAAAACTTTATACCCAAGAAAAGACCGCTCACCGCGCCTCCCCCTGCAGAAGCTGTGATCCCTGCTTCAGCCGGAGATTTGCGAGAGCTTGGCAAGACTATGATGACCAATATGTACAACAGGAAAGAGTTTAACATTGCTGCCTTGCGAGAGATGACAGTTTCTCACTCAAACCTGATGAAATCTCTGGAGAGTACTCCCGGTCTTCCCCCCAAATATCTAACAACTCTTAAGGATGTCAACCGCAAATACCACACATTCAAGACGCCTTTTAACATCTTTGAACGATCAGATAAGCGACATCTGACCGAAGTAACAGCGCAAAACCCGGAACAGTTTATGACCAGTTTGCTGGCTGGTAAAAAGCAGAGAACCTTTGAGGATATATATGGTAACTTACATAGGTTACTTAAAGGAACTGGAGATGAAGGGTGGGCTGGGGTAGGAGCTGGGGCAGATGTAGCGACGGCAGACCAGTTATTCGGAACAGTGAGTAATCAGTTTCTCCGTTATCAACGAAACGAATTTGGTCTGCACCGGCTAGACTTTGAAAATGTACCTGTAGATGAAATTAGACGTAGAGCTGGGAGAGCGCTTAAGAAAATTGAAGATATAGAGCGTATAGAGAACACAGCAAGCTGGAGAGTAGCTACTAACCGATTTCTAGCAACTCCTCTGATGAAAGAATATCGCCTAGCTCTGCGCGAAATAGCAGAAGGGAACGATAAGGGCATAGCAAGACTGAGGCAGCACCTGACATTTAACGAAGCTAAGAGTCTTACAACCAGAATAGGCGCACTTGCCACTAGTATGACAGGTAATGTTGGCGGCGGTGGTGCTTTGAAAGCTTTCAGAGCAGAGATGGATCAGCTCGCTCAGGCCAGAGAACTTGCCCGAAGAGTAAGTCCTGAAATGGAAAAGCAACTTCTTGCTGAGTATGGTTTTTATTTTGAAGCAGAAACTATGCAAACTCTTTCATCAGTAACTGCTATGAAATTTCCAGAGGCTAATGGAGCATATAAAAACTGGGCTGATAATTTTAACATCATAAACCAGACACAATCACAACGGTTAAAAGAACTTCTGGGAGAAAGCTACGATGGGTGGGTTGGTCTAGCAGCTACAATACGAGCTGCTCACAACATAGATCCAACAGCTGGAGCGATAAATGCAGCTGGTATACCGTTTACAATCCTCCGTAAAGCTATGCACGGCTCTTTCAACACAGCTGTCCAGCCAATGGCCTTTATGTATGCTATGAAAGAATTTGCTCCGGGCGGTATTCTATGGCACGGGATGGCAAAAGGAGCTGGCTTTCCGGTCAATCGTGCTACCAGACCCGGTAGTCTGCTAAACGCGGAAGAGGGAGCTAAGAAGTTTCAAGGAGCTGCTGATCAAGCTGTTCGTAAAGGACGCAAATTAGCCAACGCTGCTCTGGCAGGCAGGAACGGGATGCTGGCAGCAGCCATAGCAGCCTATACCAACGAGGCAAACTATACGCTGCCTATGGAGTCAGACATAGACCTGATACCCATAAAACCAGAGATGGCGGTGGACGAAGCAGAAACTCAGGCAATTAGACAGCAAGCTCCTGCTCCTGCTCCTGTCGCTGCCCCCTCTGCTGATAAAGCGGCTAATCTAGGTCAAAGCATTATCGATATGATCACAGCTGCCAATGCCGCAACTGTTAAAACCACAGAAAACGTGAACATAGAGAGCGCTTTGGCTAAAGGTAGGGAAATAGCAGCAGGTGGTCCGTAATGGCTGGCCTATTAGAATCCAATTTTAGAGCGCTCATGGGGCTATTGGGCTATCCTTGGTCAGAGGATACCCCAGCTTTCCTAGAGCCTCTCCTACCCCCCTCCCCGGCCCAGCAAACGGAAGATATATATTCTCGCGATTACGGAGTCTCCAAGAGACAACTGGTGAAGGATATAATCCCTCGACACGAGATGAAGGGTTTTGAGGAAGATTGGTGGGGAAGTACCGCCTACCCGCCCCCTAATCCTAAAGAAGTATCAACAGGTTACGGACCGGGGCAGTATATTTACTCTACTCTGCTCACGCTGGATACTTCAAAAATGTCTGGACCTCTTAAAAGTTTCTACGACGAGCTGATGGTAGAGCTAAAAAAATCTATGGAAGAGAAGCGGAATCCGGGTACGTGGGGAGAAGAGTATGCGTACTCTGATCCGACACATGAGAACAAACTTGCGGGAACTCTCAAGTGGGGTCTGAAAGGACCACCTGATAAGCAGAAGGAACTGTACTACGATCTGGGAGAAATGATACTCGATACTAAAATCGAGATAATGAATACCCGTAGACGCCTCGCAACTGATAAGGCCAGAAACGCTTACAGAGAAGAATCGGACGATCCTATCGAGTTGTCTCGCTATCACGATCCGCTAAACTGGAATAACAAAGATATCAAAGATGTTCACACATTGCTAGGCTTGTACTACGGAAACAGAGATCCAAGGCTGAACGACACATATGCTAACAAAGTAATAGAAGAGTCTTATGATGATTTCCAAGTAGAATTTGGAAAATTCTTTAAGGATATGCAGCTAAAGCCACCAACTCGTAAGCCCGAAATACCATCAAGAGGTATCCCACCACTACTAGGAGATATCCAAATACCGATTCGCAAGCCAGCTCCTCCTCTAAGACTAGAATAAGTTCTATGGAGTTCATACAAAACTACTGGGAACAGATTGCTGTTCTAGGTTTAGCAATACTAGCTCTGGTAAAGATGAAGTTTGAACTGGATAGTTTGAAAAAAGATGTTGCAGATCTTTACACTAGAAGTACCTTTGTAGATGTGGTAAAATTAAAAGCGGAGATGGAAGTGGCAAACCGTAACATTACAAGTTTGTGGACGCAGTATAACACCTTGAAGAGTAAGAATAATGGCCGGTCATCCTAAAGACGCCTTGGAAACAGCTGTGCTGGCTCTTGAACAGATAGCCAGACACGAGAAGGA